CCGTGCCGAAGCTGAAGCCCGCGTGCGCAGGGTGGCTGACGAGCGAATGGTGATTGGCGGAGAGATCCCACCGGATCTTCTATCGGGCGCGGCTTTACGGGCCATCGGTGATCAAGGTGCGGGATCTCGCCCCGGTTGTAATTGAACCAGACCCCTACACGGTGCCGATCTTGGCTGCCATCAACATTACGGTCGAGGTGCGCTGATGGTGAGCGTAGCTCAGACCCTATTCATCAGGCCCTGTACTAGCGCCCCAACGGCAGTGCGGGCCGGTTCAAAAGTGGCCATCAAGGCGCCAATGTCGGCAGCATCTAGGTAATACGTATGTCCACTTCGCTCGGCTTGGAGCCAAAACCCGAGGTTACCACCCGGCCATTTGTGCACTCCGGCCACCTTGGAGTGCGCGAGGAGATTACGGTTCTCTGCTGCAGTTCGAACGAGCTTCAAAGCATTCTTGAGTTCGTCAGTGTCAACTCTGCTGGCATGCGCGCCCATGGACTCGAAGCCATCTGCAGCGTTTCGGATCAGATCCAGTCGACCGTGCAGCGAGGGGGAAGTGCGATAGATCGCGAGAGTAACGTTGTCGTCACCATCTACAAGGCGAGCAAAGAGGCCGGAGAGAACCATCTCCAAACCCTGAAAATCCGACATTGCGCGACCGACGGCTTGCCAAAGGATTTCACGCGTCTCTTCCCCGAAGCTATCCACCGTCTCTCGCATGTTTCGGAAGATGAAGAACGGCACCTTGCGAGTCAATGGGACGAGCCTTGGGGTGAGAGGCTGGGGGAGAGGGAAACACAATGACCTCCGCCCTCCTGCACAGCAACGCCGGTGCCTTTGAACGCGCAATCGCCGAGGCGATGACGGATGAGCTGCCGGTGCCTATCAGGCAGATCATGGATCCGGCTCAGACGCCCGTGTCATTCCTGCCGTTCCTCGCGGCCCACCGGTCAGTCGACCTGTGGTTTGAAGATTGGTCAGAGGAGCGCAAGCGCGCACTTGTTGCTGACTGGCCTCGTCTAGCCGCGCTGGTGGGTACGCGGGCAGCACCGGCGCGGTTTCTTGCCTATGTGGATGCTCAGCTCGTGAGTGTGCTGTCCCATCCTCACCGCCCGTTCACCGGCCGATACCCCACGGGCCGGGTGCTTTTTGGTCACCCGCCCTTTCGCTCGATCTATCTGGTCAAGGCGGCCAGCCACGCACCCAAGCTGGGCTTTTGCACTGGGCGGCATCCAACCGGACGCCGGCCTACCCGGGCGGCTGATTTCACGGGCGCAAAGCGGGCGCTGCAGGCGCTTCAGATCGCCAAGTCCGAATACACCGAAGTCCTCGTCGATTTCGCCAACTACCGCCCGCTGACAGCAGGCGACGCCATCCTGGCCGGGCGCGGTATGCGCGCGGGCCAATACATTCCTCGAAAGCGATTAGGTCGAACCTGATGAAGCGCCAGATCATCCGCGATGACGTTTACAATAGTGGCGATGACCATTCTGCCCACGGCCTCAACACCATCGAGGCAGTAGGCAATCTGGCTGGGGACGTCTCGGGATATCCGCACCATTATGCAGCGGTGACCGTCTCCCCGCAGGCCGCCACGGTGGTCAGGGTCAATCCGGGCCGGCTCTATGTGGCCGGTAAGGTTTATGATCTCGATGCCCCGATCGACGTGGACCTGCAGCCGCGCCTCACGCAAGTCTCCGGCGACACAGTCTGGATCGCGCTGCTGTTGCGCGGCAAGGTCAACCTGCTGCGCCAGCAGCGTCAGGTGCTGATCGATGCCGATACGGAAGAAACCGACAATCAGCAGGTGGAGATCGCCGAGCACTACACGATCGAAGGGATCGTGCAGGCTGGCATTCCCGGCCCCACGCCGCTCAAGCCGACCGTCGCTGAAACCGAGTGCATCGTCGCTTGGGTGCAACTCGGCAATACAGCTGTCGTGGCCATCGAAATGCATCCGGAACACCGGATGCGCTCGCTCTATGAAGTCGAGGGGCGATTGACCATCCTCGAGTTCCGCTCTGCAGAGCTCGAACAGACCGTCCGCACTATCCGCACTGACGTTTCCGCCATTGCAGCGGCCCAGCGTGACGCTGTCCGTCGGGACGTTTTCGCTCAGGCGCTGCTCGATATCAGCGCCCTGCGGCGCGAAAGCCGCATCATGGAGAATGAGCCCCGGGCCTATCTCTACGACCCCGGCCTCGTCAACGATAAGTGGGACACGGATCACCCCATGTGGGTGGCGCGCGTGGCCGAGGGCATCCGGTTCGAGTTCGTGCAGCTGCGCGACAACCGCCTGGAACTATACGACCCGGCAAACCCCAACGTCATGGTGGTTGAGGGCGCGCTGCTGCCGCGTTTCGAGGAAGTTGTGAAGCTCTCGGTTGAGGGCGGCAACCAATCCAAGAACATGAGCCAGTTGGTTCATACGGAAATCCGGGCTGTCGAGCGCCAGGTTTCGCGTTCTTCCACCTCTTACGGCCCAATCGTTACGGTGTGCGAGAATACGAAGGATTGGGGGCAGGTCGGGGCTGCGGCGCAGGCGGACAAGAAACTGACCGTCCAGGGCGAAACGTTCAACGTAGTTGGCCTGTCAACCAACACGCAGTCGGCAAATTGGAACGCCGACCCCCGCTCGGAAGGCCACAAGAACTACGATGTGCAGAAAGTCTCAACCACCAGTTGGACCGAGACATATTGGGACTACGTGACCGAGCAGTTCGGGCTCAACGGTTCGGTCTACGGGCAGACGTGGCTCAACAGTCAAATGCAGGTTGTTACTGCGATCCGCCTCCGTTTTACGCGGGTCGGCAGTTCGGGCGACGCACACCTTGTCGTTTGCGAATGCCAAGAAGACGGCGAGCCCGACCTGAACAAGGTCATTCAGCGCACAACGGTCCTTCATGCCAACTTGCGGGTGGGTAAAGTCCGGTTCGGCTTCCGGCCGAGCCTCTTTGAGCCGGGCAAGCGTTACGCTTGGTTCATGGTCACGACTGGCAACCACGAGGTCGCTTTCGTCACGGCCAACAAGTTCGCCGAAGGCTCCATGTTCCAGATTACGGACGGGGCGTGGGTGCAGGGCTCGCTTACGGAAGATTTCGAATTCGACGTGATGGGGGCCAAGTTCCTTGGCACTCGCACCGAGACCGAATTTCAGCCGCTCACCCTGCCTGGCGGCATGACCTATGTGCGCCTTATCGCCCCGGGCTGGGCGCCCGAGGGCACCCAAGCGCTTTGGCAGTTCAAACTGCCGGGCGACGACCAGCCTTGGCGTGATATCACGCCGGACAATGCCGACCAGCTATATGCGCAACCCGAAGGCATCCGCCTGCGCATGGTGATGGTGGGCACGACCGACCTTTCGCCGGCTATCCTGCTGGGCAACACGGCGCGCAGCGAGGTGGGCCGCACCCAAGGCTTGCTCCGGGCTCGCACCGAACTGATCCAGTTCGGCGTTAGCACCGACCGCGTTGTCGTGGACCTGATGATTGACCAGTGGGTCGATGCGCAGCACACGGCGACCGTAAAGCTTCTTATTGGCGCGGCCGAATACACGGCATCAGCAGTGAGCATCTGGCAAGACCCCGACAAGCCCAAGCGGCGCCGACATAGCGCTGTTTTCAACGGCCTACCGGCAACGTCCTCGGTCACGGTCCTGATCGAAGGCACCAAGACCGGCGTCGATGAGTGGTTCGGCGAAAGCCTGTTTGTGATGGCAACCTAAAGGGCGGCACCGATGCAAAAGTATGAAGCCGATCAGGAGTACATGTTCACGCTCCGCGAGAGCGTGAAAGTGGATGGCATCCGGTTCAGCCGGACCGAGACCCACTTCGCCAAGGGCTCGATTCTTACGGCTATCGTTGAGCAGGAAGGGGAGCAGGTCATTGACACAGCCCACGCCCGCTAACGACTTTCTCGTCACCAACGACACGCCGCTTGACCCGACAACCCTTACGGCGGTGTTCCAGGCGCTGTGGTTCCGCATCAGGGACTTGCAGGAGATTGCGGCCGGGTTTGAAAATGCGGTTTCGCAAAGCGCCATTGAGTTGGCGAACGGCAAGCTCAATCTCTCCGTGTCGCCCGCCCTCAACGCCCTCAACGCCCGCGTTGGCGAGATCACCGCCTTGATGGCGGACGCCGAGGATCGGCTTGCCGCGCTCCAGAATGGCGGCGTGGCGGCCGAGAACGTGCCGATTGGGGCGATCGAGGGGTTCCCCGCAAACACCAATGCGGCGGACGCCTTCCGCATGCTAGGCGCGTTTGCGGCGGCAGCTGGCGAGACCCTGCAAAGTATCGGCGAAACGGCCGGCGCCGCGCAGCCGAAGGCGGACAAGAACCAGCCGAACGGCTATGCCGGCTTAGGGGCCTCTGGCAAAGTCCTATCCACACTGATGGCAACCAGCATGTCCCCTGCCGAGACATTCACTGCATCAGGAACCTTTACGAAACAGCCGGACGACATCGCCTACTTGGTGGAGGCCGTGGGAGGTGGCGGCGCTGGAGCGTGGGGCTCTTATGGTGGTGGCGGGTGCGGCGGTGTATGCGTCAATGCGCTTGTTACTGCTAGCGAAGTCGCTGCTACCGAGACTGTCACTGTAGGCGCTGGCGGCACAATCGCCGCGAGCGGTGCCAGAGGAAACATGGGGGGGCGTTCATCGTTTGGGGCTTTGCTCGTCGCCCCAGGTGGGAGCGGTGGGGCTCAAGGCTCATCCTCATACACCGACACGTTAGGTTCATACAGCGTCGGCCCATCTTACGATGGCGTAACGCAGGCGCCCAATACTCCAGGAGTGCAACCAGGGAGCGTCTTTGGCGCAGGTACGACCGGAAACGCTGCCGGCGGCTCTACCATTGAGGGTGGGGGCGGCGGCGCCGGATGCGACTACCGCTATATCTCTCCGGCCAAAGCAGGCGGCTTATCCGTGCGCCACGGCAGAGGGGGTGACAGCACGGCCGCCGGCGCAGGGATAGCCGGCGCGGCGCCGGGCGGGGGCGGCGGTGGCGGCTTTCAGAATCAACCAGGTCCTGGCGGGCGCGGTCACGTACGTATCTGGAGGATTAAGAAATGACCTTTGCAGTCATCCAAAACGGCAAGGTCACCAACATTGCCGAGGCCAATCCCGAATTTGCCGCCAACCAGGGCTGGCCAGAAGTCCCGGACGGCTTCGGCATCGGCGACATCTACCGCAATGGGCAGTTCTCCAAGCCTGCCGCCCCATCACTTACGCTCGCCGAGCGCCGCGAGCAGTTGATGCCCCGCCTCGGCAAACGGTGGGACGCTGAGGAAAAGGGCGGCACGTCCGCGCTGGGGTGGACGGTGCGCACAGATGCCGAAGGGCAGGCCAAGATCACTGGCGGAATTGTCGCCTTCACCAACGATCCGACCCTCGGCTCGGTCCCCTACGAGTTGACGCCGGGTATGTGGCTGGACTTGGATGAGCCCACCATGTGCGCCCTTGGGGTCGTCGTGGCGCAGCACGTCAAAGCCTGCGCGGCGCGAGCCCGCGTCATCAGCGGGGCAATCCAAGCCGCGACAACTCACGCTGCGATGGACGCGGCCGAGGCCGAGATCGAGGTGGGTTGGCCTGTTTAGCGGGCGGCTAAGCGTGCGGGCCACCTGGGACCAGATCATAACCTTGCTCGATCAGGTCCATAATGAGGTAGTCCAGTCGCCTTAGCAGCTTGTCCGCTTGCGCGTAGTTTTCTCGCTGACCGATATGAACAATGCGCTGAGCCTTCATCGCCCCAGCCGCTATCGCACGAGCAAACTGCGCTTCCGGTGATCGCCTGTTCGCATCTTTCATGAGGCTGTCCGCAAAGCGATCCAGCTGATCGGGCGATGCTCTTCCGATCTCGTGGCGGACAATGACAGCAAACTCGATGGCATCCTCTGCCTGTCCGGCCACCATCGGTGTGAACAGGGCCTTTAGGAGGGCTCCAGTGCGCTTCGCAAACTCTGGATCGAGGGCTCCTTCCTCGAAGCGCGAGAGCATAGCCTCCGTTGTGTTCAAAATCCTCTTCTCGGCATTTCCGCTGAGGCGAGAGAGCAATCCCATAGTGTCAGTGCTTTATCCTTATTGGTTCCAGGGAAGGCCTAATTGGCTGGGTCAAAGCTGACAACCAAGTGCCAATAGCATTTTTGTTATCGGGAGAGGGACATTGAGCCGCTTCACCACTCATGGCGCAATCTACCCGTTCCGCGCGGCCGATACGGGCTCTTGGGCTTGGGCACTTGCCCAGCCGCTGGTTTGGGAAGTGCGGGGGCTCGGCGGCGGCTTTACGATCACGGCGCCGGTCGGGTTCGTCACCGACCTGGGCTCGATCCCTCCGATCGGGCGGATCGTGGTCAACCCGGCCGACGCGCAGCTCGCCAAGGCTTTCGTCCTGCATGACTTCATCCTCGCTGAGTTCGGCCCGGCCTGCCAGCCGTTCGCGGCGAGCCAGCTTTACGAGGCGTTGCGGGCGCTTGGTGCGCCCAGATGGAAACGGAAGATGATCGTCGCAGCGGTAGTTGCGGGGACTGACGACTGATAAGACGAAAACCCCGCCATCCGAGGATGGCGGGGCTACATGCTAGACTGAGCTAGTAATTATTGAGCCAGATTGACGGTATCAACCACGTTCTGGCCGGTCAACGCAACGTTGTCGGTCAGTTCGATCAGAGTGTCGCCAGCACCGAAGCCGGTATCGCCCTGGTCGATGTAAACATAAGTGCTACCGCCAAACTCAAACTGAGCAGAGTTGGTGATGCCCTGACCGCCGTCTTCCAGAAGTTCTGCAACTGCGGTGACCGCATCGTAGAGCGTTGCATCGTCTTCAAGGCCGTCGATCACGTTATTCACAGCAATCTGAGCCGAGAAGCCGTCGAAGCCGTCGATGTTCAGCAGATCGCCGGCACTGAAGTCAGTGATGGTGACGGTATTAGTGAAACCATCGTCAGCGTTGTCCTCAGCGGAGATATTGCCACCGGCGAACACGAAGCTGTCGTTACCTGCACCACCGGTGAGCGTAAGAGCAGCAGAAGTGTCGGCATCACCGTCAACGCCCAGCAGAACCTGGATCGTGTCGTTGCCAGCACCCGTGCTGATCGAGACTTCACCATCAAGGCGGGCAAGGCCAGCCGTGATGTTGTCGTTGCCCGAACCACTAACAATGCTCTCAAGGTCCAAGATGGACGAAGCGCCGGCGAAAGCAGCAGTGATGCCGCCGGTCGAACCGCTCGCGTCAATCGTTTCAACGTTTTCGAAGCCAGCACCGACGTTCAGCGTGGTGTTGGTGGTCAACGACAGGTTGATGTCGGTGATGCCATTGGTGCCGCCAGCGCCTTCGATGTCGAGATTGAGAACTCGAGCGGCAGAGGCGTTATTAGCATCAGCAGCAACGCTACCGGAGACCGAAACGGTGTTCAGGGCATTGTCGAGCGTGCCGCTGTCCACGACGGTGAACGTCGAGCCAGAGTCAACACCATCAAGAGCGATAGCAACGGACGCTGCACCGGCTGCAACGGTGATCGCTGCACCGGAAGTGGCACGGAAACCAGCAGTCTGACCGTCAGCAAGGCCGGTGACAGAGGTGGCATTCTCGATCTGCCAAAGCTGCTCAACGTCGGCACCAAAAGCAGACGCGTTGACGCTGTTGAGTGTCGTGTTTGTCTGATCGAGGTTCACAATCTCAACATTCCGAATGTCGAGGTTGTCAGCAAGGGTCGAAGTCCGAACAACGAGGTTCAGCGTGTCGGTGCCTGCGCCGCCATCAATGGCGTCGAAGGTGTTCAGCGTGCCGGTGCCGAATGCGCCGGTTTGGCCAACAATGCCCTGGAAGGTGTCGTTACCAGAAGTGCCAACCAGATCGTCAACGCCGCTCGTTAGCGTGAAGGTCGGGCCGTTGTTCTGCGGATCCGTGGCTACGAACTCAGCAATATCAGCATCGACTTCAGCCTGAGTGGGAACGTCCGCAGCAGTGCGGATGTCACGCAGGAATTCCTGGCCGAACTCAATGCCAACATCACCCGAGTAAGCAACGATTTCGTTGCCCTGATCGAGCGATGCGGTGAACAGGTTGGCAGCAGCAACCTTAGCGTCAATGGTGACCTGATCCGAACCCGTGGCACCGTCGATGATGCGGATAGCAATGTCCTGAACCGAAGCAGCGCCGGACTGCAGCTGAGCCGTGTAGAACAGCAGGCCCTGAGCGTCAGCATCGCGACCGAACAGATCCTGGTAGATCTGGTTGATCATCTGAACGTCGCTCATGCCCTCGAAGCGGTCGAGGTACTCAGGCGAGTTGGACAGATCGCCAACCGCGTCGAGGTTGTTACCGTTGTCGGTTGCTTCGTTGTAGAAGCGCAGCCCGATTGGATCGGCAGGACGGCCGAACAGGGCAATGTAGACTTCCTGGATGGTAGCCATAGTTCTCGTTTTCCTTTTCTGTGGCCGGACTGGCCAAAGAGGCAGCGACGGTGGGATAGGCGCAACTAGGGAATTAGTTTCCCCCGGTCCTCCAACCCCGTCGAGTTGCAAGCTATGTCTTTCACTGTAGAGTCGTCAAGCACTAAAGTTGCGTCGACGCTGTACGCTAGACTCGCAGAAAACAGTAGACTCTGGGTTAAGTGATCCGTATAGAATGCGGACAAGAGTTGAGTGGTTGCACTGTAGAGTGCTGGTCACGAGCGTAGTGCGGTCACTGCACACGGTACTGCGAAGTGGGAACAAAATGTATGGTAATCCTCAGAAGAGGCAGAACGTCGAGGAAGTAGCTAAGCTGCGGCAGGAAGCCGGGGCATGGCTAAGGAGCTTGCGTGAAGCTGCCGGTTTGAGCCAGCGCGACCTCTCGCGGCATCTCAACCTGGACTACTATACATTCATCTCGCAGATTGAATCGGGTAAGGGGCGCGTTCCACCAGATCAGTACGCTGCGATGTCAAAGGCTCTGAATGTCGAGCCGCACGACTTCGCCAAGGCGATGCTTCGGTTCTACGACCCTATCACCTACAACATGCTTTTCGGTGACGGACCGAAGGAGTTCGCGCCTTTTCCTAAGAAGAAGGGCGGTCCTCCTAAGACATCTGATCTTGCTCAGCGTCTAGAGAAGCTAGAAGCACTGGTGGCGAACAAGTTCTAGCCTAGTGTGTGAATGCTGAATTGCCCGCCTGACCAGGCGGGCGAAAAGAAACCGCCTCCTGAATGGGCGGCCATGGAGCCCGGTACCTTTTGGTGCCGGGCTTTTTCGTATGTGCAGCTGAGTTGCGCCCGTTCATCGAAAGCGTGTCGTCGTCGACGCTCTACGTTTCCTCTCGAGACTTCGGGCGCTTCGGCGGCTTGGCCTGTGGCAGTGAAAGGCCATGAGTGGCTTTGTAGTCAGCCTGGGTCTTCTTGGAGATGCGCGACCGGACTTCCGCCACTTCCTTGGCGACCATCGGATAGTTGTCTGGCAAGTTCCACATCACCCGGTACTGCTCCGCGGTGAGGCTGTGCTCCACTCGAAGGTGCGCCTTGAGACTGCGCAGTTTTTTGCCGCAGACCATACAGGCGATGAAGTCACGGCCAAGAGACTCTTCGAACGGAACGGCTGCATCAAGGCCGGTGATGTTGCCGCCTGGGCCGCCAGCTGCGGCGACGATCTCCAAGATCTTGGAAAAGGTCGCGGCCACCTCTTCAAGGGGCGTTTTGTTCCCGGCCAAATAGCCGCTCGCCACTGTGGCGGCCGCTTGGAAGACTTGAGCTTTGGTGAGTGTATCGGACATGTTCGCGGAACTTAGATCATCTGATCGGGACTCCACCTTTTACTGAAGTGAGCGTTCGGCGATAGTCAAGTTTTGATTAAAGCAACCCTAACCCGGCGATCGCGTCGGGTTTTTTATACCTATCTTCAAGGTACCGCCCCTGGATCGGCGGCCAACTTGCCTCGTCCTAACCGGCGGGGCTTTTTTATTGCCTCTCACCAACCCAAGGAAACCATGATGTCCACTCCCACTTTCGGGATGACCTTTTCACGGCCAGATGATGAACCCGTGCCGATCCTCGGCGCGGACTTCTCCAAAGCCCTTCTGATCGAAACCTCCGCAGACGCAGACGCGAACGTGTTTCCGATCGGCCAGCCGATCCGCTTCTCGAGCAGCGACACAACCTTCACTTCAAAGCTCGGCAGTGGCGCCTTGGCCGATGCGATCAAGGGCATCAATGCTCAGTTGGGCCCCTTCAACATCGGAGGCGATGTCACTGTCATCCGTGTGGCTGAAGGGGCGTCTGTTGCCGCCACGGCAGCAAACATCGCGACAGCCCTCGCGGATGTTGCCAGCATCGCTTCCGCCGTGAACGCCACGCCTCGCTTGGTGTGGGCGGGTCGCACGGCTTGGCGCCCTGATGCGGATACGGTGAACCCGGTGATCGCTGCTTTGCCAGCCGCATTGAACACGCTTCTGGCAATTGCCGTTGTCGATGTGGATGATACGTCCGCGGCGAACGCCATCGATGCTCGTGAGACGATGAGCTCGGAACGGATGCTGCCGGTAGGCGTGGCCGCTCGCGTCTATGAAGGCGAGACGATTGTCACCCGTCCCATGGGGCCGCGCATCCTCGGCCTTTTCATGCGCACAGACAACGAGACTGGCGGTGACCCGTTCGATCCCATTGCGAATCGCACGGTGTACGGCCTCGCTGGCTTGTCTCGGAAGATCCCGTTCTCGCTGCTGGATGGCTCCACCGAGGGCCAGCAGATGCTGGAGAGCGAGGTGTCTATCGTCGTTGCCGGTGAGAGCGGCGTCGACGGGTCGATCGCTGACGGCGGGTTCTCATTTATCGGCACAGACAACACCACCACCGGCGAGCTGTGGAAGCAGATTCACCAGGTACGCGGCGCCGACTACATCACCATCGAGCTGATGCAGATCACCCGCCAGTTCCTCGGCAAGAAGGTGAGCGCCGATCTGGCCGAAGCGTGGATCCAGTCCATCAAGTTCAAGCTCCGCGACCACAAGGCTAACGACGATATCCTCGGCTACGACGTGCAGTTCCGGGCCGACAAGAACAGCCCCGAGAACATCCGCCTTGGTCATCTCACCGTCAATCTCGGCATCGAGCCGGCACCAGCCTTCAAGGTGGCAAACCATGAAGTGCGCCGCTATCGCCCCGCCGTCGAGGGGCTGGTCGCTGACATCATCGCTCGTCTCAACGCTGTCGCATAAAGGACCGCACCAATGGCACAATCTGCTCTCTACCTTCTCACGGCCGTTGACGTGCGCCGCCTGTCGCAGACCGACAGTTCCCGCGCGATCACCATTGCGACCCTCACCATGCCAAGCCTGACGCTCGCCACGGCCGAGCACAATCCGGGCGGCGGGGTAGGGGCTGTCAACTTCTCCATGCCCCGCATTGAGGCGCCAGAGCCCGCCTTTAGCGCCAAGGGCATCGACACCGACATCTTCACCGGCTTCGGCGAGGTGGATCGGTGGGTGTTTGCTGGTGCCTACAAGAAGCGTGGCCCCGGCGGCGGTCGCGACGTTCCCGCTCGAGCCATCATCGAGGGTGCAATCACGACTTGGGAGCCCGATGAAAGCGATCCCGCCGAGTACGGTGGAAGCACCCACTCCTTCACCGAATGCACCCACTACGAACTCACCTTGGACGGTGTTGAGCTGTTCTATTGGGACTTCTGGGAGCGGATCATCCGGTTTGGCGGCAAGGACTTGTTCGCCGGCACCCGCACGGCGCTGGGGGCTTAGGGAATGACTGAGATCAAGAAAACGTCCGTCACGGTCGATCTCGACTATCCCCTTGAGCATGAAGGCCGAGAGGTGAAATCCCTTTCGTTCCGCCGCATGAAGGCCAAGGATGCCCTCGTCGCCGAAGGCGAGAACAACCAAGCTAAGGCTGGCTATCTCCTTTTCGCGGCCCTAGCCGGCGTCGATGTCGACCTGATCATGGAACTCGACATCGAGGATCTCGAGAAGATCGGGGAGGCGATCACTCCCCTTATGGGAAAGTCCGCGGCGGTCGCACTGGAAGGACGGAAGAGGGCAGCAAGCCAATCCAGTGGCGCGACCTGATCTTCGCCACGGCGGAGCGAAGTAACACGTCCATCGACGCCGTCGAGGAATGGGACATCGATAAGCTGGTGGACTACGCCCGAACTGCAGCAAAGGCGCTCCAGCGTTCCCGCACCATGCAACAGCCCTAAGCCCACCCGCAGCGATTAGGAGCCATCATGGCCACTCTACAGTCCAGCCTGATCCTGTCTCTTATGGATCGGGTGACAGCTCCGGCCCGCGCTATCTCCGCTGCGATGAACGGGTTGCAAGGGCAGATCGCCGCCAACAATCAGCGCATGGCCGCGATGCAGGGCCAACTTATAGGGGCAACTGCTGCCGGGTACGCCCTATACCGTGGGCTATCTGCTCCGATCACGGCCGCCGCCGACTTCGAAGCCTCCATGAACCGGGTCGAGGCCGCGCTCAGCCCCACCAATGCTGAGTTCGCGTCATTGGGGCAACTGGCTAAGGACATGGGCCGGACTACCCAGTACTCCGTCAACGAGTCCGCGCTCGCCATCGAAATGTTGGCGAAGAACGGCCTCGATGCTGCGGACATCCTTGGCGGCGCGCTCAAGGTCTCGATGGACGTTGCCGCATCGAGCGGGGCGGACCTGTCCACTGCGGCCGATATCACCACCGACATCATGGCGAACTTCAAGCTTCGCGCCGACCAGATGTCGGAAGCGGCTAATGGCATCTCGGGGGTCTTGATCCAGAGCAAGTTCGGCATCGATGATTATCGGCTCGCGCTAGCCCAGGCGGGCGGCGTTGCTGGTGGGTTCGGCGTCACGCTGGATGATTTCAACACCAGCATCGCAGCAACGTCCTCGTACTTTGCCAGCGGGTCGGATGCTGGAACTAGCTTCAAAACGTTCCTGCAACGCCTTGTTCCGGCGTCCAAGCCTGCCGCCCGAGCCATGCGGAAGATGGGTCTCGAGTTCTTCGATGCCAACGGCAACATGAAGTCGATGGCTGAGATCTCGCAGGAGCTTAAGGACGGGCTCGAGGGCCTGAGCGACGAAGCCAAGAACGAGTACCTGCAAGACATCTTTGGGACGGACGCGATCCGCACGGCCATTGCCCTCGCAGAGGTGGGTTCCAAGGAGTTCGAGGACCTTCAGGCCATCATCAGGAACACCAGTGCCCAGGAGCAGGCTGCTGCCCGCATGAGGGGGTTCTGGGGAACGGTGGAGCGCCTGAAATCCTCACTGGATCTGTTAGCCACGGTGGTCGGCGAGGCGTTGCTGCCCGCCATGACCCGGATCGCCGACGCCCTGATCCCGGTTGTGGATCGAATGATCGCGTTTGCCGAGGCGAACCCCACTCTCACCGCTGCACTTGTGGGCTCAACAGCCGCACTGGTCGCATTGCGTGTGGCGGCGATTGCGGCTCAGTACGCTCTGCTCTGGATGAAGGGCGGCGCCTTGAGCCTAGGACTTGTTGCGCTGAGGGCAGGGGCTGGTGTGCTTGCGCTGCTGAACCCGCTCAACCTGGTGAAGAACGCGCTGCTTGCGCTGCGCTTCGCGGTGATTAGCACGGGCGTTGGGGCGCTTCTGGTCGGT